TATCCCTCTAAACATAAATGGGAATAACCCCAAACTATTCATCAGTTCTCCCAGGACTTTCGCGGCAGCCGAAGAAGATGTTAAAGTTGGGTTCTTGGAACCGTCCAAAGTACGGAGCCAAGAGAAGGTGTCGGACTGGGGCAACTGGTCCTCAAACTCATCTGTTCCGGCTGCCGCAGCGGCAGCAAATGTTGATATTTCTGATGCAGCGGAAACAATCCGTGCGGAAACTAATTCTGTCATCTCATCGACGGTCACCTGTCGTTCTTTGCCGTTTTTATCCACAGCTTTAAAGCCAACTATATTTTCTAAATTCAAATCACTCATAATATCCAAATTTTATAAAGTTCTTATATAAGTTTTCCACGCTTTTGAAGTGCCGCCAATCGATTTGTACAGCTTCTTCCTGCCACCTTTTATCTTGTACCGGGAAAGGTTGCTTCCGTCATAGTTCACGGGATAATCCAAATTGCCCTCGTTGGCATACGCCTCCATTTCGTATGAGATGGTATAATATGCCGAACTCGCAGGATGGCAGATAGGGTTTCCCTTAACCCACTCGACAAAATACCGCCAGTAGTATTTTACCCATGAGCCGATAACCTGTGCCTGACGCAAGTGTATGGTTTCGTGCGTCATACTCTCCTTACCCGCATAGGTCTGCATATACCTATCTATGTTCTCCTTGTTCTCGGCACGGTATATCATCCGTCCGCACCACATCATGAAACGGTATCTCTTGAAAGGATAATGCTTCATGGGAAGCAGCTCAGGAGTATCAAAATCACCCGGCTTGCTTGAGAACAGCATCTTGATTAATTGCCATAATTCTTTCATACTACTCCCTCTTTTTATCCAGATAATCATTCAGTGAGTCCGCCAGCAGACCGGGCAGCATGGAGGTGGAGCGTCTTATGATATCCACCTCCTCTTCGTCAAGTTCCACACCATCTACAGTCGACTTGAAGATTTTCTCCGCAAGGAGATGCGCCTTCAAGCCCGCTACGTTCTTATATATCCAGTCACCGAAGGCCTCAGTGATGTTACTGGCTATAAGCTTTTCTTTTTTAATCCCATCATAAATAGGGAATTGTGCAAAATTTATTCTCATACTTTATATTTAAATTATCCGCAATAAAACATAACCCAATAATTACCCATACACTTAATGAAGCCGGATGCAAAATCCAAATCAATATAAGACACCTCCTGTCCTCCGGGAGCAGGCAGGATCCGTCCTCCTGTCAATCTTACTCCGCCGCTCATACGTTTGAAGTATATAGTATGTCCCGGAACATCCGGAGGAAGCGTCACTTCTATATTGTCTCTATTAATAAACATCACATTATCATCGTTGTTGTTCAATGAAGCTTTGACAGAGATATTCCTCCAGTTGCCAACTATGCCACGAAGAGAAACATAGCTGTCATTGTTCGGATGAAGGAAAATGTTACCTCCCTCCACGAATAGAGGAATGCTCGGAGTCTTGATGTGCATCCCGATCATGGCATTTGGACTCTGTATGTCAATTCCAGCATCATACTTAATCCCTTCAATGGTGACAAACTGCGTGTTTCCCCCGATTCTTACGTTTGCAAATGTCCTTTCGTTATAAAACTCAATTTGTCCGGCAGACAAATTGAAACCGACGTATTTATTTGTTTCATTTTCATAAAGGATCTTTGAGGACAATATTCCCGAAGCGATGGAGAACGGACCGATACGTCCTTTATCCGCTGTGATTGTTCCTGTAATCTCTGCATTCTTACATTTAAAATACCCGGTTACGCCGTTGATAAGAAGAGTTTCACCTTTGTCATTAAAAGATTTGAGAACCTTGTCTTTGAACATGAAGCCGGCTACATTCGCACCATCGGCAAACAGGGTGTCAGTGGCGATATTCACAAACTTCTGCATAGCTTCCCAATTGGAATCACCGTTGACAGATGTGGGTGCAGCGGTAACGGAAGCGCCGTAATTTTTTACAAGGAAATTATAATAAACTCCCCCTATCAGATATATGACCTTATCCCGGTAATCCGCATTCCAGACGTAAGTCTGTCCGGAAGCCCATACGCCTCTGTCACGGGGAAACGCCCCTGTTGCTCCTGTCGCTCCTATGGAACCATCATTTGCAACACCCACCCCTTTTTCAGCGACAAAATTATTATTCCATGCGTTTGCGTCCGACGCGGATTTATAAGCCCGGACGGCAAACTGGGTGTATCCGGCTGTCGCTGGAACGGATATCTGATTGCTTAGGGTAGCACCTACGTGAGCCAGCCAGCTTCCGTTGTATTTGCGGGCTGCCAGATAAAGCGTGCTGCACGTGCTTACATTGCCTGCCACATTCTGTTTGCAAGTGACAAGGAATCCAGACGGGGATGGCGTGCCTGTTGAAGTGAAGTTGATCACGCTGACAGGACTGTCCAGCCAGTAGGATGCCGACGGTCCGACGGGAGCAACCATCTCCTGCCAGTCCGCATGTACCGTCCGGTTCGCAGATCTGCCGGCGAGGATGTATCCGCCGTCTCTTTTCCTGCGGAGTCTGCCGTTTCTGAACTTGGCGATTTTAATCGGAGGGTTGGAGGTTTCAACCTTGCTTAAGTAAGATCCTCCGGCAAACGATACTGTGCTGTTTTTCGCATACGGAGTGTTGGCGGATTCCCAATGACCTGCGGCTGTGATGCTCTCACCGTCAGCACCATCCTTTCCGTCAGAAAGCATGGGAACGGTTTCAACATCCACTATCTGGTCATTCACGTAAAAGATAAACTTCAATGTCTTCGTAAAGTTTCCGCTTGATATGGCTGTATTGTTGTTTATGGTAGTTTCTGTTCCACCGTCTATGCTGTATTTCAATGTACCGTCCGTTGTGGTGGATATCACGCCTCCCACTGACTTTTGCCTGTAACATGATACGGAAGACACGCTGTAGTTCCCATTCTTGTCCTTGCTTACAGAAGTGGCAGAAACGATTATACTGTATAGCACGGCATCTGAACCGTCCGCACCTCCACGGACCCCGGCTACAGTGAATGATAGATCACGGGAATACTGCTGCCCGTTCTTTGTAGCCCTGATTGTGATCTTCACCGTGTTTGTCGCAGCAAGAGTAGCTCCGGCAGATACCGATATTGTCACCACTCCCGTATTCTTGTCTGTCGCACACAGAAGATTTGTGTCAGGTGTACAGGTGATGCTGTCAAGCGTGAGCTTCTCCGTTCCATACCACATACTGACAGTTGTATTCCAAGTCTGTGAGGATACGACCTTTCCATCTGAAGTAAGGGCTGCATTGACCATCTCGTTATCGAAGTCCGCCATGATGGCATTCTCCCCGTCCTTACTCCAGCGATGCACCACAGCCGGATCACTGAACTCAGACCATACGCCATTTTCCTTAAAACGTGTACAACCCCATTCAACCTGATGGTCTGCGTCCGTACCAAGATAATTATCCGTCCAGCCTTCCGGAACATAACCATCTTTCTGCTGACTGTCCGGCTTTTCAGGGGTGTTATCTATGATATTGCCTCTTGTATATATATACTCATAGCCCTTACCGTCTTTTCCGTCCGATATCATAAGCTGCCATCTTCCGTCCTGATAGATGTAGGTAGCACGATCAGTCGTGTTACGGTATGAATCACCATTTTTCGGATTGGCAGGAGCCGTGGCAAATTCACCCAGGAAGGTGATGCTCTCGCCTTTTAGCTCACGCCCGTCAAGCAACATATCCCAATCCTCGTTAACCTCCCAGTCGGCTGACTTCCCGGCAAGGATATAACCGCCATCCTTCTTCCTTAAGAAATTGCCACTTTTTACACGCAATATTCTGATGGGAGGATTGGAGGTTTCCACCTTGGATATAAAGACACAATTGGCAAGAGTGACCATTGTATTGGCTTTGTACGGGGTCTTGGAGGATTCCCAATGACCGCCACCTACTACGGACAATCCCGGATCACCTTTTTGCCCTTCCGCCACTTGTTTCAGCCATGCCGGATTATCATCTGACGGTTCTGTTGTCGTTCCGTTGTCATCAACACACAACCACAAAGCCCCGTTATGTGACACCCGGTCATAGTAGGCGTACTTCCCTGCAACCCATTCACCCTTGTCCAAGGGTACACGAACCTTGTTCCCCGTTATCTCATCTATCTGGAAGATAAGCCCAGTCAATAAGACCTGTTGCAACACGGCTGAATATTTCTCGCAATCAATTCCGTTAACGGTCATGCCCTTTTTTTTGCCGAACCACGCAGGCATCTGCGCCGGCTCCGGGTCCCAAGTGTTGGCATTGTCAAAGAATGTAATACAGTTGTTTCCGTTGACTGAATCAATAAGTATATAAGTCTGACGTTCCGGGTCCGTAAAGTTACCTGTTTGTGCCAATACCATCTGCTCGGCAGGTTTCCAGTCAGAATGCCCCGGACGGGGAATGACAGTAAACTTCTTGGCAGTATAATCTGCGGCAGTCACACGGAATTTCATTTCTTCAAAACCGTTCAGTTTGCCTTCGCTATTTTTAGTCACAAAATAGGTGGTAAGGATGTCATCAACAAACTGGCTCAATCCGTCCGCATCTGTCAGATCGGGAGTGATGGTGTAGGTTCCATCGCCGTTATCCACGTATGACAATACGGTACAACCACCACCGGGGGAGTTTACCATACGTCCTTTGAAATAGGTTGTACGGTTATAGGCTATTTCAGGAACAAACAAACGCTTACGAAATACACCGCTTTCCATTTCAAGATTGCCTTTTTCGTCTATGTATCCACCTAATACGCCGGTAACGAAATCACCGAACTTGGCATATTTCTTAATGACAGTTCCGCCCAGTAATGATAAAAGAAAATTTGTAGAATCCTCCTTGTCTTTGCGCAAAAAGTATTTGGTGAGCTTTTCTATATCAGAATTATCCATGTTTTCTAGAATCCCGATAAATATGCGCCCAATTCTTTCAGCTGTATTCTCTCCTTCTGTAGATGCGTTTCTTACTTGAAGAGCCAGTTTCTTTAATATGTCAACAGAATCGCTCATTCTCCTATTACACGAAAAACAGTTCTATTAGATTTTAATTTCCCTTCACCGTTATAAAGTGGCATACCGCATTCTTTTAGGTAAAGCACGCATTCTTTCAGGTAGCGGTCAGCTATACTACATGCATCGCTATACACCATCATCTTTTCCTTGAATACTGTATGACTGCTATATTCACCTTCCTTGTTCACGAAGCCGAAACGGGATACATTTCCATCTCCATTTTTGACAATACAGGCATAGGTATAATAAGCCAAAGCTACGCGAAGTCCAGTGATGATTATCTTCTTTTTACATTTAGTTTCATAAGTACCTCCGTCAAGCAGTAGCTGGTATTTTTCAGGATTTTTTTTCACGTCAAGGAACAGTTCGTCTCCCAACGCTGATTTGATGTAGATATTCTCCGACTCACGGATGTAGGTTTCTATCTTGTCAGGATCGAGATGTACAGACATTCCGCGAGACAAAGCCGATACCTCATCTGTTGTTATTAGATACTGCTGCATTTCGTACATACTTTAATGGTTCCACACTATAATCATTAGAGGGGTTGACTACTTCATACCAATAGCTGAATATACGGCTAAAGGTACGCTCTATTAAGCGTTGTTGCTTGCTTACGATAGAATTGTAATACTCGAAAGCATCTTCCAAAATATCGCCTGAGAATCCGACTTTACCAATACGGATGCAATACCATGGCTCTTGGCCATAAGCTGAATAAATACGTTCAACCACACTTGCGTCAGTAACGGTAAATTCTTTGTCGTAATTTTGTGAGTTCAGATTTATTATTTCAGGTTTTTCCTCATCGCTTTCTAAAGTAACTTCCATAATCTTTCCTGCATTCGTATCACCTTGCAACTGGATGAGTGTATTTGAGAAACTGTCGTCATCATCTGTATCTTTTACTTCGTTGCCTTCTTCGTCAAAGGTTATGTTCGATCCCTTTTTGGTGAATACCATAGCGCCAGGGAAGAAATTATTTCGTACATTTCTGTACTTGACATTGGACAGCCCTTCATCGGTACTCATTTCTGTAGCCACCCGGTCACCTTTCCCGACAGGATAAGTATTTTTCCCGGCCATTGACACCCATAGGATTTGACCTTTGTAGTATTCAATGCCTCCGGCTGCTTCTATTTGAGCCAGTATAACATCTTTTTGAGGGTTAAAAACATCTATATAGTCGATGTTTTCTTTCTTGACCTGCAGAGCTTTCCCTTTACGTGTCTTCTTTCCGCTCCAGTCTGGATGTACTGCTATTTTTGCCACATAACCGTTTTCATCTTCTTCTGTCAGACGGCAATTTTCAAATGGTACGTGCTGCATCTCCACTATCTCACAGAAAACATTGTAGTTAACATGGATTGCTATTCCATTGAGTTCGGACATGTCTTTACATAGTAACATGTGCACATCATCCAATGTGTCACCTTTTCGATTGACTACATATTTGGAAAAAGCAACCTCACGGAATCCGTTTCCTTCAATGAAGTCAGCGAAACGGTCTGAGCATTCAGATGCAGTAGAGCTTGCAGCAATGATATTCTTTAATGTCTGCGGATATAGGTTGTCCTGTCCGTAGGCTTGAATTCCTAGATTTTGTAAATAGCTTGTATCAATGCGGTTACTGCTTTTCTTTTTTAGATCTCTTACTCTCATATTCGCGAGGTTTACGTTCGTCCTTTATTTCTTTTATTCAACTTTATCTTCGCCTTCTCCATTCATTGCGTTCACAATTTCAATGGCCTTGCTTAGATGCAGATTCAGAACTTTTTTACTGATTTTCTTGCCGTTGATTTGGAAATCTTTCAACGTGTCAGCCACGGATTCTTCAGAAACTCCGTCTTGTAATGATTCTACCATTGAATCAAGCAGGCTTTGATTGTATCCACATTTGTTAACACGTTCTTTCCAGTCCGTAGGTACATGGGCGAAATAAATTTCACCTTTCGGATTTTTGGCAAGGTACTTTTCAGCAACTTCATCAGTGAGGTTGTCATTAGTGTACATTTTATTGCTTCCGAACTCCGGTTGAAGCAGGACACCATTCTTTAATATATAATTACATTTTTCTTTCATACGGTTATTCTTTTTGATGTAAACAGTCATTTCGATTACAGCATCGCGATAGCAGTCGTTACACGATGTCTTGGTGAATTCTTTTCCTAATACTTCCTTGTACAATCTTTCTATCTCCGATTTATCAGAAGAGGAGTAGGAGGGAAGTTCTCCTAGCTCCTTTAATTTATCAACCACTTCTTCTAACTCCATAATCATTCAGTTGGTTTTGTCAGTGTTTCAACAAGCGTTTTTGTCGCATCGTAAGATGTTTTGTACAAGAATAATGCTGATTTGGGAACCTTGGTTTCTTGCAAAGAGATATTCCATCCCCCTTCCGTTTCTTCGGAATACTTGTCATTGCCGATCTCTGCGGCTTTCAAACCTTGGTAGTAACCGTAAACCTGGAAAGCTGAATCTCCCGGATTTTCGGTTTTATTTAACCCTTTGGCTTTATTTTCCAATACAACGACAAAATCACCGTTAGCAAGCCCGTCAATAATGTCATTGCATACATCGGGGTCATTTGCTAATACAACCATGTTCACTATGTTAGTAAACGTGTTACGATAGGTTCCTGTTGCCAAGGTTGTATTGGTACCAGTAAAGGGGGTTGCACCGAATACCTGTACCTTGTAACCTTTTTTACCTGTTTTCAGTGCAAGAGTTTCGATCACATTCTTACGGGTTGCGTTGAATGTAACCGCACCGAAATCCACGTCTGCGCGATTCATTATCACACCTTCCTGTTCCAGCCCGGGAACGATAGGATCATCGCACGATGGTGCGATGTCCTTTTTGATTGTTATATCACATATTGCCATATTTGCTCTTTTTCGTTAGTATGCTACCTGTACCAACTCATCTTCGCCAATCATGGAGCCTAATTTTCCTGTTGAATAAATGTAGTTCTTGCGGGCTTTCTTATCAAACCAGATATCCAAGTCCGACATCGGTTCGGTGCCCTCACATCCATACATCAAGTTCTCAGGAGAACATAAAACAGCACGATGCGGTAAGTTAAGTTTGGTTTTGTTGTTCTGATAGGCTTGAATAAATCTATCCCAAATGGAACATTTAACGATGGTTGTTCCATCGTATTTGCTGACCTCTACACCGTCAAATACAACTTCCCAGGGCATGATTACCTTGTACTTTTCTTTCATATCGTGAGTCAGAGCATCGCACATTGACTTGGTGGCGAAAATTGCGCATCCGTCTTTTTGGAAAATCCGGCTGTCGGCATCTTGCAACATCGCATCGAATATTGATGTGGCAATGCCTGTTTCTTTCATCTTTGATTTTTGTAATGCATATGATTCTTCTGCGTTGGCTGCAATTTCAGTGTGCTGTTCGGCATTGTTGGAACAGATGGCAAACAGACGTTTGAAAAAACCGTCACATGTTTTAAATAGTTCGATGTTTACTCCGTCAGTGATTTGACCACCTCCAGTGACAGACGCTGCTGATTTATCTCCAAACCATGTAAAACGCCACATCATTTTCATCATAGCTTCAGACAGCTTCGGCAGTACAATACCGTCCATATATTCGGTCGATGTCAGGTCTCCTATATTTGTTCCCGTTTTAAGGCAGTACTTGGCAATGGTGTTTTCCAAGTCTGTATAGCACATTTCCAAAGGAATTTGCCAATCCCCGATTTCCCATTCCTTTTGGGCGGCAGCGATAGCCACTTTTTTATATTCAGGGTCGCATCCGGAGCCGGCTACTCCGATATCTTCCATTTCACCGATAAAACCTGCTTTTTTACCGTTAGTCACATTGGGCATAAACGTCATAAAACGCTCCATGTCCTCGTTTTGAAAGACTGTTAACTGAATAAGGTCTTTCAAGTCTTTTACAGCCTGATTATCAGGTGTAAGTTTGTCAAAATCTAAAATAGGCATTTCCCCTCCTTTTATTACTTGTTGTTTCTTTTTTCTCTTTCTTCACGAAGTTTTCTCTGAATAGGCGTTTCATTTTCTTCTACTCCTTTTATACCCTTGTTGAACGTTTGGGTACGAGCTGACACTTTATAAGTACTACAATGTTTTGCCAGCCAGTTTTCGCCCCCGGCCATACGGACTGCGTTCAGAATCTTGTTGTCCTCAATGGTACGGGCATTCGTCTTTAGAGAAGCATTCTCAGTTTCCAACTCTTCTATACGGGCTTTTAAAGCTTTCACTTCATCCTCTTCCAATTCATCAGGATCTTTAATTTCTGTAATAACGCCATCTGTCACAATGATAGTCTTTCCGTCAGGCATGACATGTTCGCCATCGGGACTTGCTGTATCTCCTACTTGGGGTTCACCTTCATCTCTTTCCACGGTAAGCGTGTTACCTTCGGCATTTGTCAATTCCATAGATACGACCTGTACGTCTTCAATTTTTTGATAGCCGCATTTGGCCAGCAGCCTGTCTATGATAGTCTGCTTCACTGTTACTTCTTTTTCTTTGTTCATTTTTTTGTTATTAAATGTGTAAGTTCTCCCTTTGGCAGTTGTAGGCATAAGAACGGTCGTGATAAAACCTAATTGTTTGGCTGTTTCACCACCAAACCAACCGGCTTTATTCATTTGGGCTTCGATAACTGAGGCTTCCGATCCTGTGCGTTCTACATACAAAGCTAGCATCTTGTTTTTTTCACTCTCCAAGTTTGATTTTATTGATTCTAGGGTTTCAAGATCAAGGTCTCCATCGTATGAAGCCATATAAGGCTTGTGAATAAGAAACTTTGCATGTGGATAAGCAAAACGTCTTTCTTTTGCAGCGGCCAATAATATCACGGTTGCCATGGATGCACATCGTCCTACTGCAGTACAGCTGATTTGCTTTCCTGAAGCACGTAAGGCGTCATAAATGGCATACCCTTCAACGGCATCACCACCGCATGAATGTATCTCAATATCAATAACGTGGTCATTCGGATCTATCCAAGATAGGAAATTTTGAATATCGGGAAAAGACAATCCCTCTTCACCAGTTAGATACCAATTTTCCATTTTGTCTTTATCCGCAACAATATCTTTGTTGATGTATAATTTCGCCATATATAATCTATTTTGAAGCAAAGGTAAAAAACGGTATATGGCTATAAGAATTTCAGAACATAATAGCACTGACACGCTTTGTCAGTAAAAAAATAAGGGGAAGAATAATCTTTCCCCTTATTGAATTGAAACGTCAACGGACAACCTGTCAATGACTCTATAGATGGTCCTTTCTGAAATGCTGTATTCATCTGCCAGGTACTGCATGATATATGCCTTTTTATGACCTTCAGCCGTAAGACGGGTGTAGTCTTTATACATTTCTAGGTATTTAATATCTGATGCATCTAATGACATTTCAGACATTATCCTAAGAGTGTTCCTGTTTATATATAATAGTTCGTATGCTTTCATAAACTACCGCTTTCTTCTATGTATTTAATTCTATTCGCAACTGAAGTAAACTCTTCTACAGAAACGACAGGGGCAGGAGCCATCATCATTCCTTTGGCGACTGCTCTGGCCAGCATATCTTCGCCTAAAGTTTGATTATTCGTTGCTGTTACATTAATAGGTACACCTCCACCCATCATATTGAAGGATGATAGGATAGGGGCGAACATGGACGTAGCTTTGGCAGTTATAACGGATTCTCCATTCGACAATTGTGCCGGAATACTGTCGCTCGTTCCTGTCCCCGGTCCTGTAACCAAACCACCTTCTGCAAATTTAGCACTTTTTACTATCTTAACAGCATTTGCAATGTTAGAAAGGATTGTTGCAATACCTGATGCCATTGTAGCTATACCAAGAATACCTTTCCCTGATTCAGCGGATACCATTTTTGCGATCGCCTTACCTGAATTGATGGCGATCTCTGCCAAAGCCAACATTTTGCTTGCCATAGCAAATCCTCTGTCAGACTCCCCAATTTGTTCTGTGAGAGCTACAAGGCCATTTGTCACCTGTTCCATTGCTTCATATTTAGCTTGTTCTATTTCAATCTCCTTATCGCTCAGTTCTTTTTTGGATTCCAGATAAGCATTCTGTGCTTCCAGCTTGCGAAGATTGAATGCTTCTATACTTTCACCTTCCATTTGCTGCAGGCTATCGAGCTCGGCTTTCTTTTGTTCCATCCTTATACGAAGAATTTCCTCTTCGTTATCATATGCTTGTGCGATTTCCGTTTCAAAGCGTATGCGCATGGCTTCCTGTTGCTTGTTGATAATATCCTGCTCATGGGCGGCTATAAGTTCATCCATTTGAGTGTTATATTTAGTTTTGATGGCAAGTTTCATTTTTTCGGTCTGTTCTGTGCTGGAGAGTTCCGCCTCGTATTGTGCCTGTAATTGTTGTATCTTTAACTGATACTCCTGCTCGCTGCCTTCCTTGACCGATTCCAATTGCAGGGATATCATTTTTAAACGGTTCTCCAGCTCTTTTTTCAGCTCCTCATCGGACAACTTGCTAAGCTCCATAGATTTTTGTTGTTCCAAAGCCTTTATTTTGGCGTTGATGGCTTCACGAGCCTTAGCGGTAAGGTTCTCTTCTTGCTTTAAACTGATTTGCAAATCCTCAATCTGCCGGGAATAGTTCAATTCAATCTCTTTCCGTGCTTGTTCTCTCTTGTCTTTCACTAAGGCAAGCATAGCATCTTCTGCTGCCCTTACTGCTTCCAGTTCTGTTTGCTTTGCTTCCTTTGCTTTGTCTGCACCTTCCTGGCGGATAGAGTTTAGGGTGTTTTGCTGCTCTGTCTGACGGGTGTAACTGCTTTCTTCCAATTCACTTAATCTGTTTACTTCTTCGCTTAATTTCCTAAGGTCATCAATAGTGCTTTCCGATATACCGATTTTTCCAATAGCTTCATCTGCTGTAATTGCTCCTTTTTGCATGTCCTCAATGGTCTTAAGGGCTTCCTTTGTTACTTTAGTATATCCGAGCATATTGGCAATTCTTGCTTTCGCTAAGTCTGTTTGGATTTTTAAGTCCTCTTTTTCCATTGCTGCAGCTTTTTCCGCAGCTTTGATACGTTCCTGTGTGGACAGGGTCTGGTCGTCAGCAGCTTTTTTCAGCTTCTCAATTTCAGCTCGGTTAGAGGCACGTGACATGGACAGCATGACTTCCCTCTTGTCTATCTCATTCAAGACTTCTGCCAGCTTCCACGCCTGTTTGGTTTCATTGACTATTTCATCACCGATACCAGCGAATATGGATTTGGCATCATTCCCCGCCTGTTTGAAGTTCCCGGTAAACAGATTCACTAAAGCACTTCCCAACTTGCCTGCCCGGTCTATTAAGACATTTACAGTGGCACCCAGAGCCCCCATTATTTTATTGGCTGCTTCCACGCCCTTCTGTGTTTTGGTGAACCATGATACCAAAGATCCTAAAGCTACAATTAATACTCCAATACCAGTTCCAAGTAGAGCAACTTTCAACAGTTTCAAAACTTTAATCCAGCCGGTTGTGGTGGTCGAAACAGTAAGCATTTCTGTTTTTACTCCAGACAAATAATTTCTTACTCCACCCAAGGAGGTCACCATTACATTTATCTGCTGCACGAACGGGATATTGGCATTGGCGGCTTCCATTATAGCTTCCTTGTAATTGCCAACATTTCGGTAATACCGCTGTGTCTCTTCTTCAGCGCCCTTTAGAGCATCAGTAACCTCATTAATCTTGTTTTTCAATTCTGTGCCGCTAGCACCTTTACGTTCCGCTTCGGATAAAGCATCGTATTCAGCCGTTAGGTTTGACAGTTTGGCACGGAGAGAAACAAGGCTGTTTTCTTGTGCCTTCTCCTGCTTGAGCTGATTTTGCATTGTTTTCGTTATAACACGTATCGAATCATTACAGTCGTTGATATAGGCTTTAGATGCCGCCATTTCTTCATTGTACTGCTGCCTTTTTATGTCTCCAGCCTTTAACTGTTCCTTCAGTTTCGCCTCTGCTTCTTTGGCTTTGTCGATTTTTGTCTGATACTCGGCTATAGCTTTGATAGCCTCATTATAATTCACTTTGATATCAAGTATCTTTTCTACTTTGTCTGCCATAATTTTAGATGTCTAATTGTAATAATTCAACATTTGCTATTCCTGTATTTTCTGCTGTAACGGATAGAATTGCATAATATTTCCCATATTGGGCCAGATATGCTGGAGTGGTCATATCTAAGTCTCTCAAGTCTTTTTCTGTTATTTCTATTTTTTCTTTAATGATTTTGGGGGTATACACTGCATTTTGAAAGCTTGTGTAGAATCTTTTTATGATATCTGTGAACGACAATTGTGTGAAGGTTCCATTTGATAGACCTCCATTGTTTTCCTCGAGAAGTATTCTTGGTTGAACTTTTTGCAGTTCAGCCTTTCCCTCTCCGTCATATTTGTACAATCGTATGAATGCTGTAATTCCTCTCATGTCGCATCCTGCAAATTTCAACTCTGCCATTTCTCTAGACTTCTCTAATGAGCTGATCAAGCAAGTAATTTCTCCACTGTAGTTGCCTTTTACCGTATCATCGTCTTTGTATTTAAGTATATTTCTTTGTGCAAAGCCATCGATAGTGAATTTCATTTCTTTAGGCTTGTTGGCCATATACGATGCTATTACCCGTCTAGTCCAATTGTACGCTTGTTCTTTTTTCTTTATGATATCATCGACAGACATAAATCTTATAATGTTCGTGCCTTCAATAGGATATGCAAATACGCCTAGCATGGTAGATATTGCTTTAATAAAATCAAGCTGTGTCATATCTGGCAAATTTGGTATAATGGGGTAATGACCATTCCCGTTAAGAATACTTTCGTCTGGTTGCTTGGGCGATACAAGGCTGTTTTCCATTCTTAGATTTATGATTCCATCTACACCGTTTGATACGTCTGCAATAAATCCGATATTTGTGAATCCAAACCGGATATCTGTACCTTTGTTTACTGAGTCAGACTCTACACCTTCGAACTCAAACGTAATATTGTAAGAGTTTCCTCCATTGCTTATTATATCCGTATATCCTATGTTGAATATTTCATTGTTCTCTCCGTTCTCAATATAATAAGCTATCATGGCTGCATTGCTGGGATAGAAAGAAGTTAAAGTATGTATTGATACTTTGCCTGAAGCATTGAGCTTTATGGAGTTTCCTTTTGTCTTTATTCCACTAATGAATGTGCCTTCGCTTAGCGAGCTTTTATTTACCGTTCCATAATATGATGAATATTCTTTGTTTTCGAAGTAAAGTTCAATAGGCCCGGTTCCTTGGTTAAGGTAATATTTTGCATTCAACCACAGTTCATTCTTTTGAGAGAATTCCAACCCGTCATTTCTTGTCAGCAATGGGATAAACAGCTTGTTCAAGACTGCTTGCTGTTCACTTGGAAAAATGAATATCACATCATTATCAAGTGATATATGTTCTAAAATCCATGTTGCTTTAACTGCCGGATGATAGGGTAAGTCTTTATCGGCTGAACGTATATTGTAATTTACTTTTGGGAAAAAGAAATCTCCATGACTATCATATTGGCTTACGTTCTTTCCGCTATTCCATTCGATGTAATAATCAGGAAATGGATCATTCCCTTGGCTTTCATAATGCCAACGTTCTTTTAAATCTTGCAGTTTTTTTTCTTCATTGGCAATACTTGAAAATTGTGTTGCGTTTCCCCATATTAATGCGGTTTCAAACACATCAGACGTGCCTATCAAGTATATTTTTGCCCCTTTGATAATTTCTACTCCGTTTCTTATGTATCTAGCGTCAAGGTAAAATGAAGCAACGGAATATTGGCAGGATGGCAGGTCTGCGTGAAGAAATGCAGACTGATTCCTCACTGTGTTTGGAAGTTTAATAGTGTAGCTTGTGTTACTTACAATTTTGCCTATATCGGTGAATATATTATTCTTGTATTTTAATGTGATATTGGTGCTGTCGTCCATATCTACTAATTTGTTGTTGGCACCGACATATAATAATTCATTTCTCATAAGCTCTGCACGTTAGTTTCAGGTAATATAATGTTCGCTTCAAAGTCTTGCAGTGATACCCGCTGTTTGACGAAATTTCCCACAGACACATTTACGGCCATCCATCTGGCGTTACCGTTATCATCATAGCCCATGAACATATCAACAACAGGAGATGTGGCCATTTGGTAAAGGAAGTCATAAGTTATGCTGTCTATTAATGGAGCGCATACGGGAAGTGTCGTTTCTTCCATTTTCCTTTGCTTTCGTCCGCTACCTCCATGGTATCCGTTCTTGTAACTGTAATCCTGCATATTGTTTCTGATGAACTCTCCGTCATTGGATACCTGCGAAGTCTCGTCTCCTTGCATGAATAGCCAGTAACACCACATTCCATGGCGGTTGATCCATCTCAAGTATATTCCACAGTCTGAATTGTCAACCTTACAAGTGATCTTTGTGGCCATATTGAGCAGCCCTCGGAAGGTGAAATCAAAGGTGTGGTCAAAAACAGATGCTGCCGTATTACTTCCAGGTAGATAAAATTCCACCCTGTCTGAAGCATCTATTCCAGCAAGAATGATATTCCATGCATTTTGTCCTGATAATGCGATAGGGGAGCTTTCGGAACCATCTATAGTTACTTTTACATTCCCTGATGTTGCAGAGTATAAGCCTACAGAGAATGGGTAGTTTTTGAACCATGTCAGCACTCGGCTTCCATTATACTGCTCTCCAACCTTACTGGCTCCCCACAATATGAATACGTTGAACTGGAAGCTGTTTTCAAGTGTTCCTGATTCGTTATACATATCAAGCTCTATGCTAAACAGACGTCCTAACTTACTATCTTCGGCGTGAGTTGACTTGTAATCGACTTCTCTGTATTCGTCAAAATAGCTCTGCGTATAGAATGATAGGTCAAAGAAGCAGGAACCACCGAACGTCGCTCTGTTCTCTCTGTCTGATGTGGCTGTGGTGGTGTCCGTTACCGTTGCAGTAACAGATTGATAGTTTCCGCCAAGGATATTTATTATCACAGGATTAAAGCAGAATCCTATTTGGTCAGGATATTCAATTGTTGTATTATCTATCGTATGTGTTCTCATTGTCGAAATTCAGATTTATATGTTCAACTTCTGTTTCATATATAGCCGATACCCTGCTAGCTATATTGTCCACGGTATTTTCTAGATCACGGGAATAGATTTCCTCATGTTTTCTGTTTCGGTATAGTTCCGTTCCTTCCTTGGCTATCTTTCTAGCGACAAGGTAGGCGAAGGAATCGGGCTTCTTTACTTGTATACCCTTATCTTCCACCCATTGGCGGATAATCTTGTAAAATCCTTTCGGAACGTTCCCTGGTCCACGTCCGGTTTCTAGTACAGCGAATGCCTGCCTGCCCCACAAAACGCCTCCGTCCTCCGACATTTCTACTTTCAGACTGCCCTTTGTCCTTCCACTGGCTACTTGTCCGGCTGCTTCATGGTTGGCTATAATTCGCTTGCGTAACGCTTCCAGCTCTTCACCTATTATTCTTAGGGTTCCGGCTTTAGTTTCTGCTGCCATATACAATCTCTTTCACGCTCTTGTTGCAAATAACAGTACCCATTATCTCTTCTAACTTAAGTTGGATAACTATTCCGGTTACATTAACATCCAGCTTGTCATAGAAAACAGAATAAGGGATATCTCCTGATATTTCTTTGAACATCCCACTCCTGTTCAATAGCAATATGAATTCTTTGGCTTTATTCTTGCATCCTTCTATCACTGCATCATTTTCTGTGCCATCAAAATCGAACTTGGTTTTATCCATGAATGCCATCATACAGTTAGGGCAGTCTCTTAACTGCTGTCTGCCTAGATTAAAAGTTCCGCTTACAGGAAGGAGATTAAGCACTGCCGGCAATTTAATCTTGTCCAGTCTTATATTGGCTGTTTGCCAGTTGTCAAAAAGGTAACTTACACCCTCCATGGAGTCTACTATCTTTTTAATTTTTTGCTCTACCGTCATTTCTTCTTACTTAATATGTTTCTTAATCTACGTTCGAATCTTACTCTTTTGGCGTCCATGTCAAGACATTTATATACTCTGACCCATGGCACGCTGTCTACTTCTGCATGATCAGTGATACCCATGCGCTGCGCATAGTAATCAATCATGCCGAAAGGTCCAAAATTTAGCAATTCGGATCCTGCTTGCTTCTCTTCGGGTGTGGGTGGTACATTAGTCGACGCGAATAGTTTATTTATTCGTTCAACTTCTTTGGCCACCCATTGTACGAATCCCAGTACATCGCTAGCTGGAAGTTGGGATATATAACGTTTACTCAGCCCCATCAGTACAGTACAGGGAACGAACAAGATATCGTGTTCTGTTTCGATGGATTGCAGTTGCATCAGTTCTCCCATATTTATGTCGTTTAGGGTATCTGGTGTCTTATACTGCCCTAGTTGATAAGGTTTTCTCAGTTCATCCAACTTGGTTCTAATGACCTCGGGTTCGGTGGCAATGCTGCTTATTGTCAAAAATTCTTTTACTGTCATATCTTTCCTATTTTTGCTTTTGGTCGTTTGGGTGTTGGTTTGATGCGGAATATCATTGCCATTATCAGCATATCAAGGTAATCTGTGGAATGACCTAATATTTCTTTCATTTTTTCTTTGCTGATTATTCCTTTCTTCCGTGTGTCTGCATCAATATGTGCTTGTTTGAGAACTGACAATTCTTCAATGATCCGTTCTCGCTGTGCTTCCGTGCATACGATACGAAGCAATCGATTGTTAATCATCTCAGCCAGTTTGAAGGCACACTCTGATTTCAAATTGTCAAATTCAGGATTAATAGGTCGTGCTCCTCCATGAAACTCCTTGATACCGTTCAGATAGCTTTCAAGATAGTTTCCCAATCCGTCAGAGTCCGCAATCATCTTACTACGAGGAATTGAGCATTCTATCATCATCCGCTTCAGGTCTGTTTCAATGGATTTTCCAGTACTGTATTCCTGATCCAGTTTGATAAAACACACATTCCCTTTCCAATGACCGGCGATAAATCTGTCTCGTCCCTTCATTGCAAGGTCTGCAGAACCGGTAGATTCACCTGCAGGAGCAATGAACTCATTCGTGAACAAGTCACAGATAGCGTCGTAGTTACACAGGGCAGTCGGGTCATTATCATACTCCCAATTGCCGAAATATAGGCGTTCCTTTGTTACCCGGTCTTTTGTGTTTCGAAGACTTTCGATGTAGTCTTCTGTTGCCCAAGGATTATCCTGCACCAAAGCTTGGATAAATGCATAAGGAGCTTGTAATTTGTCTTCTTTCCAGGGCTTGTAGAATTCACGGTATAGCCAGTTTTTCTTCGGGTTGCAGGTGATAAGTATCTTTCCGGGTACATGGTATACATCGTTCATGTGGCGGCCGATACGGGTTTTCAAGACTTCGAAGGCAAGGTAGTGCACTTCACCAGCTTCCTCTATCCATCCTCCTGTATATTCCTTAGACCCCAATCGTTCATACATCGGATCTTTCACCGGATAATACGTCAAGTCAATATAAACGATTTCACTTCCGTTGTCGAAGGCTATCCCTTCATTTGTTGTCTTGTATGCCGTGAAGCTGTGAGAAGATGCTACCTTATTGAAGGTCACGGTAACGGACTCACGGCTATCCTTCAAATTATTTCGGCCAACAAACCAGCGAGTACCGGGAAGATAGTAGGCACATTGCATCAGCCATTCACAGCCTAGCCATGATTTACCACCACCTCCGGCACCACCATACAATAAAAATTTCGTTTTGCTGTCACGAAGAAAATTGTATGCCAATCGCTGTTTTAAGTTAACCTTTTGCTCCATATCACTTCAATTTGTCAGCTTCGGGAGTATAGGGAAGAAAGTCAAATCCGTTGAAGGGTTTGCCTTGTGTTGTATGATCCACTTCCTGTTTGTCGGACAACCCTAGCTTTCGGGCTATAATGTTTGCATTGAAAGCGCCAACACAGGCTCCTTCAAATTGTTGAGTCTCGATGGTTTCTTCCACCCGCGCGATGACGTGCAAAAAATCTTCATCATTTTTTTTCATGCATTCACTTCTGAAGCTACTCCACCAACGTGATGAAGTACCTAGATAGATACATAATCCGGTGAGAGAGTAGGGGCGCTGTGTAGGTGAAACTTCTTGTTGTGTTTGCTGTTCATTAACAGTTTCTGTTCTTTTACCTTTTTTGCGTCTAACAGGCATGGTACGTTGTATAGCCTTTCTTGTTGTCCATGGGTTTTCATCACACCATTGGAAATATTCGCACGCCGCCTCCCATAACGCTTCAGGCGTGGCGAAGAGTTTATCCCTGCCATGCTTGCTGCGTAACATCCAAAACTGATTTCCTTTAGGTGCTGCCATTGTTTATAGTGTTTTAAAGATTGGTATAATTTCTTTGTCCAAATCCCATTTGCGATTATTGGGAAGAGGAAGTGTGAATTCATATTGCAACGCTTTCAGATAATCACTCTTACTTGCGCTCCTTCCGTTGGTTGATGCTACTTGAAATGACGAACCTCTTAACTCTTTTTCTGGGCTTATCTTCATTCCTTTATCGAATATGTTAAAATCCTTTCCGATGTAAGCTGTGTTTAATCTGACGATGTCAGCTGTGGAATGATAATGCTGGAAGTACCATTCACCAAAACGGAAGTTGGCTGTGAAGTTCTTTGCATCAAGAAATACGGCTTTAGAACGATGGTCGTGTGTTTCCTTGCGTTCAGATGATTTCTGGGCGAACAGCAGCGGAATGCCAGACCAGAATATCATTCCTCCGGGCTTGCATAATGCTGATAACGAAAGTAAGACATTCTTTTCATCCTCTTCTGAGTTCACAGAGTTCAACACGCTATCGCACACAACCACATCGTACAGCCCGTAGTCCGACAAGGTCTTGCATATGGAAGCACAGTCTTGCCTGATTTCCTTTTCATCAATGATGTCCGCTCCATCTTTGCGGTGGAAGAATTCAATGGCGTCAATGAGATAGCCTTTTTTCTTCAGTATGGTTGCGTAATCCTTTTGTCCGGCACCGAAATCGAGTATGCGCATATCCTTGGTGATGTATGGTATAACCTGCGTTTCATACAACGTTGAATGGCTACGCTTGCTTGGAACCCCGTTCTTTTGCCGTAGCCGTGCCTTTTGGGCAAAAGACTGTATATAGGTCTTTCGTTCCAGATGGGAATACTCGAACACTCCATATTCCTTAGAGAAGTATTTGAGCGCGATTTCTTCTTTCCCTTCTGGAAGGACATATACAAGTAGGTCCATACCTAATAGTTTTACCGTTTTGGCATATACTGTTGAGATGATCACTTTCCCGGTATGGTCACATACGGCATTTGCAAACTGGCCGTAACGGAGAATCATTTTCGTAAGGTCAACAACACGTGAGTTGTTTCCTCCTTTGGAAAGAATGGAGATATCTTTGTTGGATACAGTATAAAATCCTTCTGTTCCTTTAGGAAGACTTACATTGATTTCTGGTTGGATTTCCGACAACTCACATTCCGCATAGTTGTGAAGTTGGTTGAACCTTACTTCATCGGTGGAGTTTACACCATCAAGAATAAAGGCTGGAACATGGGTATACCCAAGCAGCTTCATTGTCTTTGTACGTTGGTGTCCTGCCATGATACGTTTATCCGATTGACGTATGATGATCGGTTTGATAATGCCTAATTCCTTGATGGATTTTTTTAAATCTTCTTGTGCTTCATTAGTGAGCAGGCGTGGGTTATATTCTGCCGGGTTCAATATTGATATGTCTATGTATTCCATCATAAGCTAAGTAGATTATTAACAAAACCAACCATTACACCGTTCTCATCCAAATATTCAGAAGCCCGTGCTTTCAGTGCTTCCAGTTCGCTTTCACTGACTGGAATCTTATACCCCTCAAATACTAAATATTTGATATGAGCTCCGGCTTCATAGTTTGCGTTCTTGAGTACATTATGACTGTCTTCTATATCTTCTGAAAAATCTGTCGGATCAGGAAAGCTGATGCCTTCCATACCCCAATTAAGCAACTCGTTACAATCCCAGTCAAACAACTTGGTTATGTCCCATTGTCCGTTGTTAACGTTATCACGTATGATTAGCTCACGTTCCCTTTCCTCGGTCAGGTTGGGTATAAGAACGGTCGGTACTTGTTGCATACCTAGCGATATACAGGCATCATACCTTTGGTTTCCGGCTATAATGATCAATTCGCCAGTACGGTCTGACAGGATGATCGGTCGGGCTTCGAAATAATCCGGATTGTTTCGGATTGACTCTTTAAGTTTGTCTAGCTGTTCATCCGAAATAGTTCTTGGATTGTTTTCCAGTTTCTTCAGTTCCTCTAGTTTTCTGTAAATAATTTCCATAATTGCTTTTTTTGCGTTACAGAAACGAAGGTACTTAATAAGGGAGCTAAGGGGAAAAATGAGGAAAACAAAGTACTGACACGGCTTGTCAATACTTTGTTATGTGTGTTATAATTCCTTTGTTGATATCAATGCCGAATTGCTGGTAAGATAAAGAATTACAGGAAAGTATTTCACTGGTAACCTGTAAAGTCTTGCATTCTTCTTTGATGAACGTTAATATGAAAAGTGGGAAAGATAGATAATGCTTTTTGCAGATTTTTGGAACGGAGTAGAAACGTGACTTTACTTGTTTTCGTTTTCATTTCCATTGTAGCTATCCTCTGATAATCACATATCTTCCGGCGGCTATTTCACTTCTATACTCGACAGAATAGCCCTTGTCTATAAATGCTCTTATGACATTATCGTGCGCCAACTCCGAAATTTGGTGTCTGTCTTTAGCGTCACTTCCAGTATTTTTTGCCCAACAATGAGGCCAGTTATTTCCCCATCCTACGCCATAATGAAAGTAAACACATTCACCTTTCTCTTTGATTTCCGAGAGGATGAAAGATGCAAGTGCGTCTTCCTCGGATTTTCTTCTATTTGATTTTGGTATTTCTATTGTCAACATACTGATTTATTTTTAGCGTCCAACCATTTATCCCGTCTTTCTCTACACGCCTCTAAGGTAGGCGCACAACAAGCAAAGAGTTCACCACTTTCAGTACGGTAGTCATACTGGTACATTCTCACTCTCTTACCTCTCAATTTGGTAGTGTAGGTAGTGTAATTCTCTTTGCCGGGCTGGCATACGCTGCAACCGTTTTCGTTTATTGAGTTCATAATCTATATTTTATTGTGTTGTCTTCAATCCAAACATCGGAAGCGTTCAGTCTTCGCATCGCACTATCATGGTAGACTTGATTTTCTTTGGACATTTTTGCAAGTTCAGTTCTAACTTTTAATAATTCACGTTCTAACCTTAATGCTTTTTGAAAATCTGATTCACCGCCACTACTCATAAAAGGTGTCATCCTCATTTCTCGCATTGCGTCCAAGTGGTCTATAAAATCACTTGTTATCTTTTCAATTATATCAGTGGGTACAGAAACACCGTATTCTTGCAATATTTCTGCCATCGCATCAATATCTTCGCTTTTCATTTTGACAATGGTTTTAATTGATTAAAAGTCCACCCATCTGCCTTCAACTTTTCTAATCCATCTAAAGAAATAGCATAATCGGTATGATATTCAGAACAATCGCCATAACCACCAAAGTAGAAAGTGTCTTTATGGACAATACCAAGAGATTGTAGCTCTTTTACTTTGGCTTCTGTATTGCGCCATTCGCTATATCTACATTCTGATTCTCCATTGTCAATTTCAATAAAATATCCTTCAATACGCCCATAGTTGTCGAATGCCGAAATGCTGATATATTTGGCTTTCTCTACTATCTGTTTTTGCAACCATTCATCTGTCCTAAAATTGTCTTCGGGGTTAATATAAACCTCTTTTATGCCCAACCCTAAAACCTTATCTTTAATTGTTCTTGTTTCCTTAAATTTATTGCCCCAAATAGTGGTCGTATAAGTCTTTTTCTTATATGAATACACGTCTTCTGTATGAAATAACTTAGGGTTGTCAAGAATAAACTGCATCAAATCTGTCTTGCTTGCCCTTAACTCTTTTGCAAGTTCAGAAACAAGGCAATAGTTGGAAGCGTTTGCCGTTTTCAGCAAATCGAATCTTCTTTTTATTTCTGCTATGTTCATTTGTCAAGTAAATTTTTCATCAGGCTATTCAAATACGCCTTAAATTCATACTTGTATTCATTAAAGATTATCTTATACTGACGTGACAGCTTAGGCAGCTGCACATACCCCTTACTTTGCAAGAACTTTGATACCAGTTCAACCTTTTTTGAGCTGTCAAAACCTCTGTCCTTGCACATATTCGTTATGCACACGTTCGCTTTGCTCGATGGTTTCTTTATGACGGGTGCCGCATTGCGCCTGCCATAAACGTAAGTTCTTGGATAACCAACCGCTTCACCAATGTATTCACCGGTAATAAAGTCAAATTCACCGTTAATCATACTATCTGCTATTTCGCCCATATCAATCTATATTTAATATTTCACATTCAATCTTTCTTCACTCGTATAAGTCACTACAAGCCCAGTTTCATCATGTTGTATGGTGATGTACTTTTCACCCCTCTCTATAGTAGAGAAGTCATAAGGGGTTACCATCTTACCTAACACTTTGCCCAGTTGCTTCATCAGTGGGGCTTCAGGGCTGATAACTAAAACTAAATCTGCTTTCATAATCGTGTATATTGTGGTAGCCATAAGGCTACCGGATTAGAACTCAACCAATATCAATCTTTCTAAAGAACCTGATGCTTTCACCCACATATGATTATGTCCGAAACCATAATCGAAAAACAGTTTAAAATAAGAGTATCTTACTATTAAAGAGTTCATACAGCCTCTTAACTCGTCTTCTGACATACAAGAAGTTATTTCATTGATAATTTGAACGAAAAGGTGTAAAACTTCTGGTTCATTATTCAATAACGGTTTTTCTATAACTGCTTTTAAAAATATATTTTCTTTCATATCCTTCTATATTGCGCAGGGCTTTCGCCCTGCTGGTTAAACTCAGTTTATTTCGTAATAAGGTTGCTCGCCTCTAATAACTCTCTTTGCATCTGCAATGCTATCATACAGCTTTGATTCGTCATTATCTATGATTACAAATTCTTGATGAAAGCCATCTTCAAACACTGTTATTATGTGACCTTTGTAACTTACTTCTCTGATGATATTCTTTGCTTTCATTATCGTATATCTTTTAATTGTTATTACTTCATTTCTGATGATGCAAAGATAGTATATCTGTCTCTTATACACATCTCCGAGCCCACGAGACCCTAAGACATCTC